CAAATTTCTAGTATTTTCATCGTATCTAGTTCTTGCTGTTTGACCATTAGGATAAGATACTAATACCTTCAAATTAAAACTTTTAGGTTTAAATTCTTTAGGAAAAGTGAATAGTAAAGATCCTTCTGTTAGAGTTTTTGATACTCCAGAAGGTATATCTAGAAATACATGTCCAATGTTACCTATTTTTTCAAACTGTAAATCTGTATATCTAGTTCCTTTTGTTTTATTAATAAATTCATATCTATTTAGATTTTCCAATTTCTTTTTATTAGCCCAAATTGACATTTCTTCAAAGTCAGCATTTGGAACACTTGTTCTACCACTTTGGCTTTTTAAACAGTAATAGTATTTTTGGTTAGCTGGGAAATAATAAACATTTCCTTCAACTGCTTGGTCTACTGGAAATTGACCATTATTTTTTCCTAAAAGTCCATTTAAATTTTGAATTAATTGACCTTCTTTTGTATTTAAACTTTTATATAAATATTCCCATGTAATTGGAATTAATTGTTCATCTGGTGTTCCTAAAGAATTCCAACTTCTATTTCCACCAATATTTTTATACCAATGTCCATTATCAGCTAGATACTGTTTATTTTCTTCTAAATTACTTCTTCCTTTTAATGTACCAACTGCTGTGATTCCAGTTTCTGTATAAACTTGATTAGCTATATCTCTTGTTAAATAAATAACACCATCTCTTACATATATTTCAGCTTCTACATCACTAGAAATCGCCATGTATATATCTTGTATAGATTCATATGTTTTTCCTAATCTATTATTTGGAAAAGTATCAGCTGATACAGCAGTTGTATAAGAATAAAGAACTTCTGATACATCATTTTCTATTTTGGCATAAACTCCAAACTCTTCTGTTTGAAATGATTGATCTACATTTTGATTTGATATTTGTACTGTTAAAACAGCAGTACCATTATCATTTCTTATATTCATCACATTTAAATCTAGCTTTTTATTTTTTAATTCAGTAACTTCTCTTAAGTTTCCTGAATGTTTCTGATCTCCAAATGCGGCTTTAGTAAATATAACTTTTCCTTCTCCTGCTAATGCCCTTGCTAAAAGATTTCTTCCAGCATTTGTTATTATGTGACTATTAAATTCAGCCATTATTAACACCCCTTTTTTCTAAAATATATTTTCCTGTTTTACTTACTAAATTTAAATTATTAAGATAAAAATAGTCTTGCTGTGGATATAAAATTACTCTTGTTCCGTATCTCATATGTGTTGCAACATATAAAGGTGATATGGAATTATTTTTGAAAGTAATTCCTATTAAATGTTGTGATTTTTTTTTAGTTTTTTCAACTCTATCTATCATAATATTTAAATTACTTTTAGTTGTTCCCATAATTTCTATTTTAAAAGTTCCATTATCTCCATTAAACTCAGGAAATTCTAATATATTAGCTTTTTCATAGAAGATATTTAAGACATCTTGAATAGCTTTATTTGTTCCCTTTATTGAATGGATTTGGAAAGATAATTTACAAGCTTTTCTTTTTTCTTCTATAGACATAGAGAAATCATAAAAATCAACACTTAATTCTTTTGCAACTAGGTCAATTTCTTTTTCTTCCATTGTGTTTATTCTTTCAAGAAACTCTAAATATTCTATATTAGCAACAATATGCTTAGATATAAGTGCATCTATTACAGTTAAAACTATTTTATATTGTTTATCATTCCTTAAAATGTCAGGAGCGAGATCTCTTATATTTGTAACATCATATATAAAATTTTGCTCTTTCATCTTGATTCTGCTCCTTTATATGAAATTGTTATAGTTCCACATTTTGCTAAATGGAACTTTTGTCCTATATAAGTTTGAGGTGATTTTATTTCAACTCTTCTTATCCCTTCCACATTTTTAGAAATATCTATAATATCTTGTAAATTTATGCTTTCTCCCATTTTAAAGGATTTAGTATATTGTTCTAATGAGCTTCTTAATTCTTTTTCTATTTCTGATTTCGATACTAACGAATTATCGTATACCCAGTAATCTAAATCAATATTATAATTGTGAAAAACTGGATCTTTTATTTCTAACTGGTCATTTAAAACTTTTATATTTTTGTTTTCAGTTATATAATTCTTTATTTTCTGTTTTTCTTCTTGTGAGAGATGTTCTAGTCCATTAACAACATAAATATCAATATAATTAGGTCTAGGACTGTTTATAAATACATCTGTAACAAGATTTGATGATTTCTTAACCCAATATTCATACGAACCTTCTGAACCACCTGTAGTAAATGATTCTGGAATAAGCTCTAATCTTTTTCTATATTCATCGTCATTTTCTTCTTCTCTACCACCTGTTACATCAGTTATATTAGTTATTTCTTTAATATACTCATATCTATCAACTATTTCTTTAATGTCTCCAGCTAGTATTTTCCCTAGTTCTCCAGCAATTTCAGCTACAGCTATAACATCAACATAAGTCTGCCCTTGTTTTATTTTATATTCTTGCTCTGTATAGAACATATAATTCTTATAGAGAAACCTTGTACCTTTGGCTATAATTACATCTTTTGCTACAATTGATGATATATGACATCTAATTGTAGTTCTTGCTTTATTTGCTTTTAATCTAATACCTCTTTCACCATAGAAATTTCCTTTTAAATCTAGTCTTTCTTCTCTTGAATATTTCAAGAAGTTTTGCTTTGCTACATCATTCATATTAGCTTTTATATTTGCTAATAGTGCTGCAACCGTTGAGTATAAATATGCTTCTTTTGTACATAACTCTAATCTTTCTCCTGTAATTTCTTCATGGAATCTCAAAGCGTCAGCTAATATTGATTCAGGATTAGAGTCAATTAAATTAAATTCTTTCATCTATTTCAACCTCGCATTCAATTTCAAGACCATTTTCAGTAGCTTTGCAATTAACATTATTTAATGTAAGTCCTTTTATATATTTATTCACTTGCATTTGCAGTTCATTAAATATATTATTTTTTATAACTGTAATTGGTCTATCTATCATTCTATTATCTATCCCTAAATCTCTATGGAGTGGTACTGTTCCCCTTTTTGTATTTAATAGAACATATAATTCCATTAATTTTGGATGCTTAGGAACAATATTATTTGAAACTATCATATACCCTCCTATTAATATCCTCTTAAATCATCTTCAACTAATCCACGTAGCCATTTTTTTTCATCTTTATTTTTTGAATAAACATTAGTCTTAGATTTTTTCTTTAAAATCTTTTTATTTTTTTTAGTATTCTTTTGATTACTTCTATTATTATTGTTGTTTCTAGTATTCTCTTTATTTTCTGTTGTTAAGTTATTCGTTGTAGGTAATAGAAGTCTATCTAACTTTGGTATATATTCTTTTAAGGTTAAAGAACAATTTACAACTTCTAGCTCTCCATTTGAATTTGTACTTTTTATTCCTTGTTTAAAATCTATTAAAATAAATCCATATTTTGACAAAGGTTTATTTCCTAAAATAAGTGGATAATACTCTCCATTTTCACATATCTTTTCTAATTTTAATAAAGCATCACTTATATTTGTTAATGTATAAACTAACTTTATATTTAAAGAAATAGCTCTTAAATTTCTATGAATAAATTCTGTGTAAGGAGCTTCTCCTAAATTGTCATGTTCTTCAATTTTAGAAGATATAGTTAAATCTATCCCTTCAGGAGTTAAAACATTATCACGAGTTACAGTAAAAACGATATCTCCATAACTTCCTAAATTACTCGAGAAATTTAAGTTAGTAAAATTATTTAAGAAATCTTTTGTTAATCTACTTAGTACATTCATTTCTTACTCATCTCCTTATATTCAATAGATTGAACATCTAATTTCCCATTTTTTAATGTAGCTTTTTCAGTTTCAAAACCTTTTTTAGCTGACATTCCACCACTAATTGTTACATTTTGAGTCACTGTCATATTTTTTTCTATTGTAGTATCTCCAGTTATAATAACTTCACTATCTATTTTTGTTAAAGTTCCTTTTAACTCTATGTTCCCATCTTCTTTTATCGTTAAACTTGAACCTTGAAAATCAATTTTATATTCATCTTCTTGTGAATTACTTACATTTTCATCAGAGAAGTAACTGCCAATTATATATCCTTTTTCTGTTTTATCTCCTAGAAATATACAAAATACAGGAGTATTAACTTTTGGAATAGAAGTTATCTTATTTCCAAATGTTATAGGAGATAAAATTTGTAGCCCATCTAATATTTGATTGTTATATTCAGGAAATTTAACAGAAGCTGTATAATCAGCTGTATTAACACTTTGAATAATCCCTACTGCTCCTTCTAATTTTGTCATTATTTTTTATTCTCCTCTTTCATATCTTTTTTTATTTTGTACATTTCAATAGATGTAGTAAATTTTGGAAAATTATGTTGAAGTCTAGTTACAACGTAGTTTCCTGAAAACTCTCCAGCATCAGATAATGAGATAATACAACCACTGTATAACTCTTTACATCCTATAATTTTTAAACTAGCTTCTATTTCTCTTTTATTTATATTTTCAAGAGTTTTTTTTGCTAATTTTTTTAAATCTCCACTTTTAGCCCTGGATTTCATAGAATAAACTTTTTTATAATTATCTGATTTTTGTCCAGTTTCTAATTCTTGCTTTGTTATAATAACCTTTTCTTCTTTTTGTTTTTTAGTATCAAAGTATTTTACTTCTATTGCATCATAAATATCATTTGATTTATCCTTTATTTCAAACTCTTCAACATTATCTAAACTAATACTTAATAATGCTGTATTTTCTGATAATATTTCTTCTTCAAATAATATAAGGATTCCACTAGATATTTTTAGTTTTACTCCTTCTTCTTGTGCAATTTTATTTAAAAAAGAGAAATCTTCTTCTTCTTCTTGTTTTATATTTTTTAATGTTATATTTTCTTTAACTTTATAAAAATACTTTAACTTGTATCTATCAGCAAATTCTTTTCCAAGTGCTTCTAAAGAAATATTAGCCCATATTTTAGACCTTTTTGCATCTCTTGAACTAAGTGGTGCAGATATTCCTTTAAATGTTGCAGTTTTTCTATTAAATTGCCTTATATCTATATTAAAAATTCCTATGTCACTGTGGCTTTCTCCTTCAAATTCACTATTCCAATTTAAAGTTTTTATTCCTATTTTTGCTTCTGTTCCTTTTGGAATAGCCCAGTTTGTTGTTAGAAATCTATTGTTTTCATTGTTAAGCTTTATTATTATTTCATCTAATGTACCTTCCAAGTTGTCCACAATTTCCATATCAACTATATGTTTTAACATTTCTTCAGTTACATCTTTATTGTTTATAAAAAAGGTAGGAGAGGCTCTCCTAACTAAATTTGAACTAGCCATGGAGCAACACCTCTCTTTTTATCTTCTTTTATTTCAGGAATAGAAAGTTCAACTCCTGCTGGAAAGATAACTATTTCAGAAAGTTCAATATTTTCTTCTAATAGTTCTTGCATAAGATTTTCATTACCAAAAAGTTTAAAGGCAATTAGATCCCATGTATCTCCAGCTTCTGTTTTATAAACTTGTTCTTGCATAAGTTTCTCTTTCCTCCTTCATTTTTTCTAGTTGCCTTTTAAGTTCATTCAAACTTTCTTGCAACTTTTCTATAATACTATTTTCAGTATCTTTTGATACTCCAGTAAAATTAAAAGTATTATTTATTTGATAAGTAACATTTGTTTCTTTAGAACTATTCTCTGATTGATTACTTTGAGTTGCACTATGTAATCTATTTCTTAAGCTTCCAAATATACTTTCATTTTCATCTTTTGTTAGGACTCTTTCTCCCTTATGAAGTTCAGCAATGTAACCATCAAATGGTACATAATTTAGTCCATTAGCATGACTTCCATTTACTTTTGCTACATTTTCTTTTTCTCCAACTAAGTATTTAACTCCTGGAATTTTTCTTGCAAAGTCTAAAACCTTTTCTTTAGCTCCAGCTATAGCTTCAGACATATATTCAAATGGTTTTGCAAAGAATGATTTTATTTGTTCAGCAAGATTTTTAATAGTATTTTTAAAAGATTCAAATATTGATGAAATTTTATTTTTTATTAGATCCCAATTTTCATGAACAACAGTTCCTAATTTTATAAATATTCCTATCGGACCTAATAATAAGAACCCAAAGTTATTGAAAAATTGAACAGCAGTATCCCAAAGTTTTAAGAATAAATTTTTTATTCCAGTTATTACTTCACTAACTAGGTTAACTAAGAAATTTCCAATTGTTGATATAAAATTAAGAACAGTTTCTACAACTTTTTCAGGAATAGATTTTATGTATTCCCAAACACTACTTAATTTTTCTTTTATCAAATCCCAATTTTGATATATTAGTTGCCCTAATTTTATGAATATTCCTATCGGACCTAATAATAGAAATCCAAAGTTATTAAAATAAGTTTTTAGCTTATTCCAAAGCCATTTAAATAGATTAACTACTCCATCAACAACAGCTTTAAAAATACCACTTATAATAGTTCCTATACCTTTTACAGTTTCCCAAACAGCTTTAAAAAATACTTTAATTTTATCCCAATTTTTATAGATTATAAAACCAAGTAAAGCTACACCAGCTATAACTAAACTAATCGGACCACCTAGAGCAGCTATTCCAGCTTTTAATGCTGACATAATTCCACCAGCAGCCTTTACAGTTGTGAATACTTCTTTTACAGCTCCTGCAAATTTTAATACTTTTGATGTTGCAGTAAAAACTGTTACAAAAACTAAGATATTATCTATTCCAATAGTATTTAATACTTTAAAGACATTCCAAAGTACAATTCCTATATTTTTTATAGAATTTAATGCCATTTTTCCATTTTCTATAAATGATTGCCAAAACTTATTAGCTTCACTTTCATTTAGATTTCCATCAAGAACATTTGAAAGTTCATTTAACCAACTCATAACTGTATCCATCAATTGAGTTCCACCACTAGAAAATATAGCTTTACCTATTTTTAATTTGACATCAGATATTGCTGATTGAACTAAAGCCCATTTTCCTGAATCACTATCAAGAATAGTTTGAGCCATTTCCTTTGCTTTTCCAGTTGCATTTTCATTTTCTTTTGCAAATTCAGCTAAGGCATCTGCTCCTTCATACATAACTCCATTGACTTCTTTTGTTGCAGTTAATAATTTATTCATAGCTAAACTACCTTGGTCTCCAAATAAGTCTTTTAGGAATGCTTGTTTGTCTATTCCACTCATTTTTGTAACTTTCTCAAGTTGTCTGACAAAATCAACAAGTCCTATAAACTCCCCTTTTGCATCCTTGACATTAACTCCTAATTTTTGTAATTTCTTTTGTACCCCAGCATCTGCTATTTTTGAGAATGCCTGTTTCAAATCTCTACCAGCTTGTCCTGATTTTATAGCTTGGTCTCCCATTAAACCAATTGCAGCTGATGTAGTTGATAAGTCTATATTCAAGTTATTAGCTGACGAAGATACATATTTAAATGCTTCTCCTAGCATTTGTATATTAGTGTTGCTTCTTGACATTGTATTAGCTAAAATATCTGAAGCATGTCCAACATCATTTATTCCAATGTTAAAAGCTGTCATGTTATCTGATATCATATCTGATATCATTATAAAATCTTCTCCTGATGCTGTTGCTAAGTCAAAAATAGGTGGTATTGCTGAAATTATTTCTTTTGGTTTAAAGCCAGCTAAGGCGAACTTCTCCATTCCAGCTGCAGCTTCTTCAGATGTGAATATTGTTGTTTTTCCAACTTCCATAGCTTTCTTTTTTAAAGCTTCATATTCTTGTGTTGTAGCTCCTGTTAAAGCCTTAACTTTAATCATTTGCTTATCAAATTCTAAATATTCTTTAGCTGATGAAGTTCCTATTCCAATTGCAGCACCAACTGTTGCAACTGCTGCAACTTTTATTCCAGTTTTTACCTTATCTTTTGCACCTTTTAAAAAACCTTGACTCTTAGCAACTATTTTTTGTTGAGCTATTAATTCCTTTTCTTTTCTTATTGTTTGGTCTATTTCATTTTGTAAGTTATCAAAAGGTATTTTTAATTTTTTTAGCTCCATTCCATACTTTTGGAATGATTTAGATTGTGATTTTATAGTAGTTTCTAAGGCTTTAGCTTTTTTAGTTAAGCTTTCATATTTCTTTTTTTCAGCTTCTGTTAGATTAACATTTCTCTTTTTTATCTCATCTAAAGCCTTTAATTCATTTCTAAGTTTTCTATATTTAGCAACATTAGCTGTTATTTCTTTATTCAATTCTTTTTGAGCCTTTAAAGTCTTTTGAGCCTTTTCCATTTTTTGTCTTTCAGCTCTTAAGTTCTTAACCTCATTAGCTAATTTTTTTAAATTTCCAGGTAGTGATTTATCTATAAGCCCTTGTACTTTCATAATCAAATCCATTTTCTTTGCCAAGAATATCACCCCCTTCTTTGTATGGTTTCTTCTACTGTTTTTATCAATTCTTTTATTCTATATATATCACAACCCATTAAGTATGAGTATGAAATATTCATATTTACACCTAATGGATTGTTTAATTCTACTATTAATTCATCTAAGAGTTTTGATTGCTCTCTTTCAAGATCTTCTATTAATCTTCCTGCAAAAAATCTCTAACTTCATCTCTTATTTTTGCAAAATCTTTATAAGAAAGATTTAAAAATGTCTTATATGAATATGTTGATACATACTCTGCAACAAGCATATAATAGAAATCATCAAGTTCTTCAACAAGAGTTGCCGATTTTTTTCTTAATTTTCCATAATTTTTCTTTATTTCAATTATTGAATTTCCTGTCAATTTTCCAAAATCAAAAATAAACTCCCTACCATCAGAAATTTTAACTTTTCTAACTAATCCTTTTTCTTTTTCTTCTCCATCTATTTCTTCATCTACTTCTGTTTCAATTACTCCATTTTTTCTATTTAATTCTTCATTAGCTTCTTTTAATTTGTCTTTAAAATTTTCCATTTTTTACCTCCTAAGATAAGATACTTCTTACTTTTTCATATAAGTCTTTACCATTTACAATAGCTACTTTGTTATACACATCAATTTCATGTATAACTTTTCCATCTATTTCTTCTTTGTAATAAGTTAGAGATAATTCTACTTCTGTTTCATTTTTTACAGCTTTTCCTAAGTCTCCACCACCTGTTTTAATTCTTTTTCCTTTGAAAGAATAACTTGCTTCTATTTCATCATTTTCATGAGTTTCTGAATTTTCAACTAGTATTGCTGCTTTAGCTGTTAGATTGACATTGCTTCCATATTCAAACATTATGTCTTTACTTCTGTTTATAAATTTTAGTTGCAATTTCATAGCATTAAATGCTGTTGGAATAGGTTCATCATGTTCTATTACGCCTAACCCACTTATAGTCTCTGTTTTATGTTCTATATCAGGTAAAGTAATATTTGCTATCCCTACTAATTCATCTGTTCCATTTAATCTTATAATTGCATCTTCAATTATTGTTGATCTAATCATTTAATCCTCCTATCTTTGAAATAATAATTTTAAATATTTTGAATCATATTCTAATCTAAATTCTAAACTTTCTCCTGGAATGATTGCTCCTAGATAGATATGCCATTTGAATTTTCCTGCTATCATATCTTGTTCAGAGTTTTCTTCAGGTTTAAATTCAACTCTTCCACCAAGTAACTTATTATCATTTTTCAAAGAATTTAGCCAAACATTTATATTAGTTTCTATACTCTTAGCTTGAGAAGGTGTCATTCCTTTATCAACTTCAATAGTATTATTTAACATTATTGTATTTCCAATATATTTAAACATTCTCTTAACTGGTATCCAAACATCTTTTGGATCTGTTTCTCCACCAGGTTGGAATACAGATGTTCTATTACCCCAGAATACAGTTCCATTTGGTTGTCTTATTATTGTAGAAATTCCATTTTCATTTAATAGATTAGCTTCAGCTTCATCTAAATTAACTTTTTTAAATGTATTTCCTTCATAATATCCAATTCCTTGCATTTTTATATTTTTATTTGAAGGACTTTCACAAGGAACTCCATCAAATTGTGCATCTATAGATTGCATATGTAATGCCATTACTGTTGAGAAGTGGAATACTTCATCTTCTATATATGGACAACCCCAAGTTATTGCTTGGTCAGCATCTATATAATTTTTTTCTTTTTTAAATGCTATAACTTCTCCATATTTTGTAGTATTAGGCATTTCAGGAATTGACATAGATGCCCATTTGTCATTTATAACAGCTGATTTAGCATCTAATGCTACTCTTATTTTTGCTGTTGAAAAATCAGGAGCAACTACACAACTAGGTATCATTGAATATTTAGGGAATATTTCCTTTAAACATTCAAGTCCTTTTGCTTCTAATGTTTGTGGATCTATACTTCCAATTACATCAGTTTCTTTTAATTTGCTAACATCTAAGAAATTATATGAAACATCTATTTTTTTAATTGCTGTTTCTGTTTTTGCTAATGTAATTGTCAATTTTCCTTCATCATTAAATGAGCAAGTATATTTTTCTTTTTGAACTAATACTGATGTTTCATTGTTTTTAACAACCAAATTTTCATCATTTATAATTCCAGTTTTTGCAAGAGTTGCTTTAAAGTCTTTTATAACAACTCCTTCCTCATTATGAGCAGTTTTATGTTCACTAGGATTTAAAACATTTATAACAACAATAGGTTTTACGTTAAATACATTGAAAGCTAAATATAATGCTTCATTTATAGTAAATCCTTTTATGTTATTTGTACTTCCAAAATATGTTGCTGCATCTTTTGCATTTTGTATAAGAACAGGTTTATTAACACAGCTCATATCTCCCATATTAATAGTACCTGTTCCAACTATTACAGTTGGAGTTTGAGTTTCTACAAATATTTTTAAACCTGAAGGCATTTCCTTATAACTTGTACCATGTTGAAATTTACCCATTTTTCCTCCTATTTATCTTCACTATATTTATCTAAATCTATGAAATTTTCTTTTATTTCTTCATAGTTAGACATGCCATTTTCTATTTTATTTAATTGTTCAGAAGTATAAAAACCTTTATACTTTAAAATAAAACCATCTTTGGTTATTTCTTCACCAATATAAATATAAGTTTTATCCTCTTTTATTTCTGCTTTTATTTCAGTAGTTACTTGATTTTGAGTAACTACTTCTGTATTAGTAGTTTCATTGTTTACATTTGTTTCTGTACTATTTGTATTTTCAGCTACTACTGTTTTATCTTTTTCTTTATCTTTTTCGTTTTTTAATCCTGCCATTTTTCCTCCTTTTCTTTTGAAATTCCTTTTTCACTTTCTTCAAGATATGCTGTATGTGGAACACTTGGAATATTTAATTGTAAAAGAATGTCATAAACCCAATAATCTCCACCTGTAATTTCTTCATTTAAGTAAGATTCTATGTTTTCTAAATCTATTGAATAGCTAAATCCATCTTTTTTTTGAGTTGCTGATGAATATTTAGTAAAATAAGCTATTAAATATTCAGCTATCCCAGCTATTTCATAAAAGCCTTCTTCATAATCCTTATTTTCTGTTCCTAATCTAATTAAAAATGTAGCAACTTTAGTAGTAAATCCCCCTTTTGCTTTTTGAATTGATTTAACTGGTCTTATAATAACAAAAGGAAATTTATTTTCTTTATTAGTTACATTTTTTATTCTATTTTCAAGATTTTCAGGCTGAATATAACTTCTATAAAAGTTGAATTTTTCTATTTTAGCTTCTTCAAATGCTTTTTTTATTGCACTTTCTAAAGCTAAACTATTCTTTTTTAATGGATTTATTCTCTCCATATGGCATCTATCCTTTCTTCTAAAACTTTTGAAAAGATATTTTGAATTTCTTCATAGATCTTCTCATTATCAATTTGTAATCCCATATTTCTCACAGATAAAGATGTTGCTAATGTTATCTTATGTTTTTCTTTTCCTACTCTGAACATAAGCCTAGGACTTCCTTTTTTCCAAAAAGCCCAGAATAGAGTTTTCCAAGTCATTTCAGGTCTTGGTTTCACTATTTTTGTTTTTATATACTGTTTACTTTTTCCAGGATTAGGTTTAGATATTGCAAATTCTGAAATCTTATTTCTTTTTGTACTCCCTAAAAGAACTCCATCTGTAGATGTTATTTGCGATTTTAAAGTACTAGAATCTAAACTTTGCTTTAAAGAATATCTAGATTTTATAAACTTCTTTTCTTCTTTTTTAGCATAATTTAGAGCTTTTCTTAATGCTTCCTTTACAATTTTATTATCCATTCCTGAAAATTCTTTTCCAATTTTTTCTAGTTTTTTTAAACTTTCTTCAGATATTTCAAGTGTGTACATTCTTATCCCTCATACTTTTGAACATATATATGTATCATTCCATGTCTTTTTTCTACATCATAGACATAGTAAGAAACATCATCAATAGTGATATTTTCTCCTACTTCAATAGATATAGAAGATGGTAAGTCTCTAGTTTTAATAGAGACTTTTAAACCATTTCTTACTAAAATACTTGAATCAAGACTTTCTTTAAATTTTCCTGTCATTTTAGGATTATTTTGAACTTTTGTTATTACTGCTTTTAATCTTATTCCTGACAGGTCAATTTTTTCTGCAAAATCTGTAAAAAAAGTTTTTTCAACATCAGCTTTGAAAGTATTATTCATTTTTCTTGCCTTTTTTGTTAACTGAAGTAGGTTCTTTTACTGCTCCAACAACAGCTTCAGTTTCTTCTTTTATTTCTTCAGTCACTTCTGTTGTTGCTTCTATTTCGTTATTAGCGAACATTGCAGCATTTAAATCTATTAATCTTTGTGTTTCCATCTCATCTATTTCAAACTCTTCTCCAGGTTTATACAGAATTTCTCCAACTCTTATATTTTTTATTGCTATCATTTTTTCCATCAACAATCACTCCTTATAAAACAGTTGCTATGAACCAAGATTTTACATCTTCACGTGGCATACATAATGGTCTTGAGAAGTATTGTAACTCTTCATCTTCACTATAATCTGGATACCATTTTCTTATTGCTTCCTTTTTAACAAGAAGTTGAGCAGGTTTTCCTTGTTCTGTTCTTAAAGACATTGCAGCATATCTAAATGCAAAGCTTTTAGCTTTTACTCCTATACAAGTTTTAGCTGGAACAACTTGTTCTTCATTTCCAGTTTCCATGTCTTGATACCAGTCAACAAAAGAAAATATTGTTATTCCTAATGTAGGTAAATATGCTATTTCTTTTCTTCCATCATCATTTTCAGCTTTAGAATCATTTACACGAACATAGTTTGCATGTCTTGTATTTAGATATTCCTTAACCTTTTCATTTTTTAAAAATGCTCCAGCAACATCAGGAGAGAAGATTACTGTATCTATTACAACTCCTGTTTGTTTTTGAATTTCTGTTTGTTTTTTTTCTAGGTAATCAATAGGATTACAATTTGGACTACTGAATAGGTCATTTCCTGTAAGAACTTCTGAATTTATATCTCCATATTTAACCCCTTGTGCTCCTTCTTCCATAGGACAAACACCAGTTCTTAAAGTTTCAATTAACATCCATTGTCTTGTTCTGAATGCTATATTTTTAAATTCTTTCATAGCTTCTGCTAACATTTGTTTTCCAACTGCTTGTGGATCAGCATAAGGAGTTTGACCAAATTGTTGTTCAAATACTGCTTCTGCTTCATTGACTGTTTTTAATTTTATCCAAGCTGGTTTAACTCTTTGTACTGCAAAAGAGTCTTTAACTATAAATACTCCTTGTTCTCTTTTTCCAACTAAAGGTGCTTTCTTTCTTCCAGCTTCTTTATTCTGTATTTCTAATTCTTCCACTTTTTCAGGTTTTTCTTCCCCTATTAATAAATTGTAAAGAAAATTCTTAGGTGCTTTTGTTTGTTCTATTATTGCTGTTAATGCGATTAAACCAAATATTTTTGATGACATATATCCTCCTTTTTATCCAATCATTATTAAAAGTTTTCTTGCTGCTTTTTTAACTTCAGCTTTATCTTTTCCATTAAAATTGACAAATTTTTCATTAAAAGACCCTGTTAAATATACTGTGCTTTTTTTATTGTTAGTATCAGCTTTAAAATCATCTGTTACTACTCCATAGATTTCAGTAGCTGTATTTATTTTTTTAACTTTTCCAGCAGACATTTCAACTAAATCTCCCATTTTATATTCTCCAGGTTCAAATTCTACTTTCTCTGTGTAAAATGGAAATTGTAAATCTCTTTTTAAATTACTTGTTTCATGTATTTCTTTCATATTTTTCCTCCTATTCTATATTAGCTATATTTACAATATCAGCTATTAACTCTTTTGTGTTATCAGTTTGTCCAGGTGCTCTATTATCTACTTCTACTTTTTTACTTTCTTGTCTTCTGATATTTAAAATATCAGCTGGATTTTTATCTTCAGGAACTTTTTCAGTTTCTTCTGTATTTGCATTATTTTCAATAAATTTTGCTAATACATTTTCAACTATTTCAGCTCTTGTTTTTCCAGATGATTTAGCTTCATCTATAATGTCTTTACATTTACCTTTTGTTTGGACATCAAGTGCATCTAAATCATAGATTCTTGCTCTTTCTTGTGCTATAGCCTCCTTTCTGATATCTTCTACCAATTCTTTATTTTGAGCTTCTAGCTCCTGCATGTTTTTTGCTCCCATGCTCTCTCCTCCTTTTTTTTCAGTGTTTCCACTGTTGATAACTTGTTTAGGTTTTATTTTAAAGTTTTCCAAGTTTGAAAATTCAGAATTTTTAACATCAAATACAATTTCTTCTGTTGCAAACCCTTTTTCAATAGCTTGTTTAGCTGTAAAATAAGTTGTTGTATCCATTAAATCTGATATTTCTTCTCTACTTAAATGAGATTTTGTAACATAAGCATTAATTATTGTTTCTTTCATAATATCTAAAATATTTGCAGTTTTTCTCATTTCTTCTGCATCTCCAGCCAGAGCTGTAATTGGATTATGTATCATCATAGTTGCTACAGGACTCATAGCAATTTTATCTCCAGCCATTGCTATAACTGATGCTATTGATGAGCATTGTCCATCAATGTAAACATTTTTTACTGCCTTATGTCTTTTTAAAGCACTATAAATTGCACATCCTTCTGTTACTGAACCTCCTGGACTGTTGATATAAAGATTTATAACATCTATATCATTTCCAAAGTTTTCAAGTTCTTTGTAAACTTGATCTGATGTTACAGTTTCATCAAACCAGGAAAACCCACCAATTTGACCATAAATTTGAATATTTAATTCATTTTTATTCTTTCTTGCTTGATTTAATATTTCCATCTAAACCAACCTCCTTTTTCTTTTTATTTTCTATTCCTAATTGATCTAAATTTTCATTCCAATCGCTACCATTTAATTCAGTAGCTTCTCTTTCTCTTGTTGATAATCCATTATTTATTTTTACTACTGAAGCTGTAACTTCTTTTACAGGGTCTATTTGTCCTGGTGAATTTCCATACCAAACAGCTCCTAAGTATGCTTTTTTTGCTATTGGATTTTCTAAGAAACCAGGCAAATCTATATAACCTTTTAAAACAGCTTCTTCTATCACTTGCTCAAATATAGGTTGACAAAACTTTTTTGCTAACCATTTTCTTCTTCTACGATACATTTTCCAAACTTCTAAAAGTGCTGCTCTTGAAGCAGAATAGCTAGCATTAAATGCAGCTAGTAAAACTTCAAATGGAATTTCCAAAGCAGTTCCTATTTGTTTAAGCATTGCATTAAAGAAAACTTCAAATCTTGAATTTGGTCTATTAGGATTTGCAAAAACTAAGTCTTGTCCTGGTTCTAATACTCCAAAATTCCCATAACCCATACTTAGTTCCGTACCTTCATATGTTTTTCCACTTCCATTAGGTTTTTGAAATATTCCATCTCCAACTCCACCTATTTTTCCAGTATTTCCTGTATTATTGTCTTGTTTTATAAAAGCTGTGAACATAGCACTAACAACTGCATTCATTAATTCAGCATTTGTAAATCTTGAAAGTTGAGATAAAATTTCCAAAACAGGAGCTAATAAAGGAACTCCTCTTAATTGATTTACTCTTTCTTTTTCATTAATTTTTAATATTTGTCTTCTCCCTGTTGAGTCAAATATTGGTATTCTAGTATATTCATTATGTCTATTTTTAAAATGATATGCTATTATTACTCCATTTTTATCTGTTTCAACACCTTCATATAAGTAGTCATTATTTTCTTGTGCTTCACAATTAGCTGAGTCTAAAAATTGAATTTTTAAATCAAATAATTCTCCTTTTCTTTGATGATATGGGAGATTGACAAAGCATTCTCCATCTATTAAATAGGTAATCATTGCTAAATCTTGTAAAAAATCAAATGTATCTTCACCTTGAAAATCACATTCAACACTATCTGCCCATAAATCCCAAATAGTTTCTATTTGCTTTTGAATTTTTTCAACTTGATCATTATCTAAATTTAGAAGATTTTTCTTAATCTTACTTTTTAGTTTTAAACCTTCTCCAACTACATTGGTTCTTATTTTTAAAATAGCCCCTCTTGAAATGGGATTTCCCATAAAAAGCTGTCTAGATCTTGCCATTAAGATTTCTTTATTATCTTCAATATCATCTTTTGTAGTATCTAAGGAATTGTACATTCCCTTAAATGCTATCTTTGTTGTACTAGCACCAGATTGACTATAATTAAGAAATTCTCTTTGCTGCCTTGTAGCTTCTATTTTGTATCTAATTTCTTCTGTTTTTAGTTCCTGGTTTAATTTATTTATTTCAGTATTAACTTTTTTCATACTTTCTCCTAAAACTCATGAGGAACTATTTGAAAAAATCTTATTCCTTCTCCTGTTCCACTCTCTATTTGAGCCTTTTTATTTTCCCACCAAATACGACCTTTTCTAATTTGTTCTAAATCTGCTCTTTTTAAATTTTGTCCATCTATTGTATATTCTTGACCTTTTAGAACTGCTTCTTCTGCTTCTAAATATAATCTTATATATCTTTCACATTCCTGAGCTGTTATTTTTGTATCAAGAATTTCATTTACTTTTTTTTGATAATGCTCTTTTAGTTCTTCTAATTTTTTCATGTCATCTGGATTTGATTTTAAAAATTTAACTCCAGCTACCCAAGCATAACCATATAAAATAAGATCTTCTTCAGCTTCTTCTATTTCTAATAGTTTACTTTCAAAACTAGCTACATTTCTCATACTTCAACTCCTTTTTTATCAATGTTTATTTCTTTTTTCTTTTGTTCTAAGAATCCTTTAATTGATAATTCTAATAAATCTGCTCTACTAAGATTTACTAAATTTTCAGGTTCTATTCTAAATACGTAGAATGGAACTGTTGCATAACACTTACAATCAAAGCCTTCATTTCTTGTTTGGATTTTCTTCCAAACTACTTTCCGATTTTCCTGAACTTTTATTTCAGCAGTTAAAGATTTGAAATATTCTAAATCATATCCTTTGCCATATTCTCCATTGAAATGGCAGTATCCCTCTTCATTGATTCTTGCATCTAATCTTCCAGAAACTATATCTTTAAGAGCATTTGAACCAATTGATAATAGGTCTATTTCCTTGTTTTTTGTTTTTCTAAATCCATTATTAATTGGGACATTTTCTCCACCAAGCCCTTTAATTCCTATTATTCTCCTATATTGTCTAGGACTTACAAAGTCATAAACTTTTTGAGTGTGGTGTCCTCCTGTATCAATACAAGCTGAATAAATTTTTAATTTATCTCCATTTTGATAAAAATATTCTTTATCCAAAACTTTATCAAGTCTATCCCAAATTTCTTGCTGGTTTAAATCTCCATGTAAAATTATGTATTCCATTCCCCAGCTTTCATATCCAAGACCCCAAGCATTAATATCAATAGCTATCCACTTATCTTGAATGTCTACTCCTGCTGTTAAAATCAAAGCTTTATCAGGAATATAACTATATTTTTCCCTAGTTCTCTTAATAAGTTTCTTAGGATCTAATCTTCCTGTATATTCTTGTTCAAAGGTTTCAGCTAAAACTGTATTTATAAAGGCTTTTAGCTTTTCAACATCTCCTTTAATTTCTAGCCATTCTTGAACAATAGATTCCCAGTTTCTAAATGGACTAGCTAGACCATTCAGGTGATAACCTAGATTTTTTGTTCTTTCAGGATATTTATGTATCCATCTTCCAGTTTTTTCATTACCTTTTTTCCACTCTTTTTCAGTGAATGCTTTTCCACAATGAGGACAAACCATTCTCACATTACTTCCATCAGGTTCAAATTTTATATTTCCCCATTTAAAAGTCTGTTCTTTCTTACAGTTAGGGCAAGGAATATACCATTCAGCTTGGCTTGAATTATTATATTCATCTTCTATTTCAGATGAACCCTTTACTGTCGGAGTTCCTGTAATAATGTGTTTTGTAATATCATCAAATGTAGAAGTTCTTTTTTTAGCAAGTGAAATAGGACTTCCTTCATTTCCTGAACTCTTTGGATATCTGTCAACTTCATCAAGAAATATGTTTCTGATGGGTCTTGCTGCTAACTTTGAAGGAGAATTAGCTCCAACAAAAGCTATATATCCTCCTGGAAACATTTTATGTGTAACAGTATTTCCAGAATCTTTTTTACTAGGTTCTTTAATAATTGTGTGTAATATAGAATTATTTATAGCTGGTTGTATTCTCTCCTTTGAGAAACTTCTAGCCATTTCATCAGTTGGTTGAACTATTAACATAGGACAAGGATCTAAATGAGCATATCTTAAAATGGTATTGATGATTAATTCACTTTTTGCTAATTGTGCTGCCATCATTAATGTAACTTGTTTAGTCTCTCCCTTTGTTATTTTTTCATATATTTCTATCATATATGGTGTTCTTTCAACATTGAATTTACCAACTTCTTTTGCTGATGTAGTATCTAAAACTCTATATTGATTAGCCCACTCCATAATACTTACAAGTGGTGGTTGTCTCAATATTCTTAAACACTCTTTTATTAATTCCCTGGTTCTCTCATACATCTTTTGCTTTTCTCCTATTACTTGGTGGATTATAATTTGCCAGTTCTTCCAAGCAATCTATCAAAGTATTTTTTAAATAATCTAATCTATCAGCTTCTGATATTTCAGTAATTTCGTTGTCAATTTTTACAGCTGTTGCTTGTAATTTTGCTTTGAATTTAACTAAAATATCAGTTAAAACATATTTGACATCTTCATCCAGATGATATTTATCTTGTAAAATTTCAAGTTTATACTGTTGTAACTCTCTTTCAACTGCTTTTTTCTTATTTCTTTCATCATTAACTGTTAAATATCTTTTTAAATTATCTTTCAAATCAAACTGTCCATTAGAATTTTTTTCTAATACTCCACGATTTGTAAGTTCTTTAACTGTCTTTTCACTAAGTCCTAAAATTTCTGCAAAAGTTTTTTGTGTTACCAGGTTTATGTCTCCGCTCCTGGTTTGATTTATAAATTCAGTTACACATTTAATAAGAGGGTAACTTCCATTTTCTGATTTATAATCCTTGAACAGTTCTCTAACCCTTCTATCAGAAATATTAAGAATTTTTGATAATTGTTTTTCATTTGCAAGTATCATATTTTCTCCCATGCGTATATAAAAATTTTGGAACTTGGAAGGAAATCAAAAAATTTCGTATTTGAAAAGTTCCGAGCCTCCAGCTGCACCCTCTATTAAAAAATTTTTGTCACAGTACCTTTTGATTATTCGAAGTCATCATCACTCACAGCTGTGTCATTTTCACTGTTGAGTGTAGCTTTAAGCTTCACTTCATCAACTACTCTGTAGCCTAGCATAGAGTTAAGCTCTCTTGCTGCTGCTACTCCAGCTAATAGTGGTTTATCCTTTCGTACTCTCTTGCTTACTGTGTGTCCATCAGGACTAGACTCATCAATGTATTCAATGATATCTACTCCATCTATAGCACTATTTAAAATTTTATTTAATCTTGTTGCTATACTTAATATCCCTAGTTCTGTATCTTGAAATAGGATTTCTCTTAGTTCTGTTATCTTAGTTGCAATCTTTGGACTTTTTTCTATATTAGCTGCTTTAGTGTTTTCACTATATCCAGCCTTAATCTTTGCTTCTTCTTTTCCAATTCCAGACATTCGATAGATAACATACTTAGTTTGTTTTTCTGTCAAGCCCTCGAAATTGCATATTTTTGAATTTCGTTTTTCAACTACTTCTGCTCTAATCTCCTTATATTGTGTAAGATATCTATTTATCCAAGAAATTATTGTATTCTTATTGTATTTAGTTCTTTTTTGTATCTCGTCATAGATATCTTTTTTCTTTCTACTAAATTTTATTAGTTCCAGTTCCACATATATTTCTAAGACTTTTAATTGTTTCTCATTAAAATTATCTAATTTACTCATTTCTATGCCTCACTGATTAGCTCATCTTTTATGTCCTCCCATTTATATTCTTTGTCTTCTCTTAACAAAGTAATATCTAACTTACCTAAAGTTCTATATCTTTTAACTATTACATCAGCATACTTAGGATCATATTCCATTAAAAATGATTTTCTGTTTAATTGTTCAGCTGCAATCAATGTACTTCCTGACCCACCAAATAAATCTAGAATATTCCATTCTTTTTTACTAGAATTATGAATTAATCTAGCTATTAATTTTATTGGCTTCATTGTTGGATGAACATCATTTCTTTGTGGTTTATTCTCTCTTATTATGCTTTCTTGCTCTTTTAATAATTGTTTTAAAATATTTATAAGTTCTTTTTTACTATAATTTTCAATTGATTTTAAATCTTTTTCTATAACTGTATCCTGTGTAAAATCTTTAATAAAATAATGTGCTGCTCCTTCTTTCCAACCATATAGACAAGGTTCATGTCTCCAGTTGTAGTCTTGCCTTGATAAAACAAATTGATTTTTTACCCAGATTAAACATTGTGATATTTTGAAACCTGCTTCTTCCAATGCTCCTCTGAAAGCTTTTGTTTCACTGTCAGCATGAAAAATATAATAAGCTGCACCTGTTCTCATAACTTCAAAAGAATTTTTGTAAAATTCTAATAAAAAGCTATAAAAATTTTCAGAACTCATATTATCATTTTTTATTTTGTTTCCATTTTTAGCTTCATAGTTTACATTGTATGGTGGATCTGTGACCATTAAGTCCATAGTTTCATTATTGACTAATTTTTTAACATCTTCTAAATTAGTTGAGTCTCCACACATTAATCTATGTTTTCCTAATAACCAAATATCCCCTTGTTTTGAAAAATGCTTTTCTTCAACTTCAGGAATATCTACTTCTTTTATTTCATTTTCATCAAGAATTTCAACAGGTAATAATGCTTCTATTTCATCAATATTAAATCCTGTTAAATCTAGGTTTTCTCCTAACTTTGTTAGTTCTTCAAATAGCTTTTGATAATCCCACTCACCTAGTTCTATTGCTCTTGCTTCTCCAATTCTTATTGTTTGTATTTCATCTTCTGTTAAATTTTCGATGTAAATACATTCAATTTCTGTTAGTCCTAATATTTTAGCTGCCTCTACTTTTGCATAATCACTAACAACATAATTATTAGAATCAACTATTATTGGAAATACACAACCAAATCTATCTAATAAATTTCTATATAAATTAATTTGACTATCTGTACTTTTTCTAGGATTATTTGGATTTTCTTTTAAAACATCTAAATTGATTTTAGTTATTTTCATAGTCCTCCCTGTTCTAAATTGTTTTATTTTTTTGCATTATAAAAATAAATAATTATATTTTCAGTTTTAGGATTAAAGTGCCTCACATAATTATCACGCGAGAAAACTATAAAAAAGTATTGATAATAAAGGGAAAAATTTTTTTGAAAGTGTGAAAATAGGAAGTTTTTTCTTCCTACTTTTTGTAAAAAAATGCCAAATGATTTTTGGTACTACATTTGACTTTCACATTGAAAAGTATTAGATTTGCGAAGAATAGTTCGAGCCTCTCTATGTTAGAAAAAAAATCTCTTTGTGGAGATGCTCTTTGCTGTGAATGATTTAGAATGTCTTTTATTTTACTTCTATAAAAAACAATCTGCCTGTAGCATTTTGTGCTACTACTAGTAACAATATCATCAAGTATTTTATAATCAAATATCCATTCTAAGTTATCTCTAACAAGAGAATCTAGATCTTGACATCTGAAATTTAAAAATTTTTCTTTTAGAACTTCTACTGATTTTTCTACTTCATCTATCAGTATTTGTCCTAAAGTTTGAGATATTGTGTTTTGTATACAATCTTTAATATTTTCTATTGTTATGTATTTTATTGAGTTAAATTCAAAATAATTTTTTATAATTTTCTTAGTTAATCTGTGTTCAAGCCTTAGAATTGCTCCTTTAACTTTCCTTGTATTTTTCTTATTGTTTTCATGTCCTTTAGAATAAAGTCTTATCTTCCAACCTGACATTGGTTGGAAGAGGAATCCTGTTGTAAAAAATTTATTTTCATTTTGATTAAAGTTATAATATTGAACTTTGTCTAAATCATCATATTTTCTTGTAAGTGCTTTAAAAAAATAACTCACAATATTATGAAATTTATAAAAGTTCCCAACTACTTCTTGAGTAGTGAATTCTAAATATTCATATCTTACAGCTTCAGCTGTAATTTCATAGTCTATTAAACTATTTATTAATTTTACTAGATTATTTTCTACAATTATTTTTCTAGTTTCATCTGATAATGGATAAATGTTATCATCACTGAAAAATCTAGGATAGGAAAAATCTATTTTTATAGTTGTTAGTCTTTTAATTTTCTTTTCTTCTAACTTTATGTAATTTATGTTCTTTTTATCTATTTTGTAATTATTTGTATGGTTAGAAAGACTTTCTGAAAAACTATGAGGAAATATTATTTTAACTCTTTCCCTTACATACAAAATATCGGTTTGGACATCAATATAGATACAAGCCCTATCTAGTCCATACATTAAAACTTCACTTTTATTTCTTTATTGCAATGTGGACAGGTTATTTCTAACTCTCTTTTTTTTAGATAAACTGTAACTCTTCTTCCTCTTGCTACTCTAATTCGTTCTTCTGTTACAGAATATAAATACTCTCCACAACTACAATAATCATGAGCTATTTCTTTATCCGAATTCTTGGCTTTGGGCATTCATACCAGCTCCTCCTTATTTTTTGATATGTAAGAATTAAATAATTTTCTTCATTATATTTTTTAGAAAGTTCTTTATAACCTTGTTTAAATGTTTTTCTATTAGAAAAAACACATTTTTCAATAACATTTTGATATTCAGTGTTATCATATAAAATTTTTTCTTTTGAGATTATTTTTATTAGATAAGTATAATCACATTGATTAAAGTTCATAAAAATCACCTCTCACTTTAAAAAATTTACTTTCATAAATATTTACAATGTATATCTAAATTAATTTATTAATATCATACTTATTAAAAAAAAGCAAGTTTTACTTTTGTAAATAAAAATAGAAAAAGTTTTTTTTTATATGAAAATTATAGGATTATAAGAAGAAAATATTTAAAAAAAATAGAGGTCTAAAACCTCTATGAAAAATTTCATTATTTCTTTTTTTTATCTAGTTCTTTAGTTGCATCATATGATTCATTCATTATTTTAACATTATCTTTTAACTTAGTCATATTGGAACTGTCATAAAATCCGATTATCATTTCTTCATCAAGAGGTAATGTATTTTTTATTAAATCATTAGGCTTTTTATCTTTTTTTTGGGAAGCATTCTTTACTTTTTTATTCTTATCTAATAATGACATATTTATATTTCACCTCCTATTAAAAATATAAAATATATTATCCAAAATAACACTGATGAAATAAAAGCTTCTTTTAAGTAGTTACCTTGTTTTGTAGTTATTTTATCAATTTGTTCTTTCATTAGTCCATAATATTCTGCTATTTCGATTTGTTGTTCTAGTTTTTTTAATTTTTCTTTTTCTTCTAAATCTAAATTTGTAATAATTAGACTGTTTACATTAGATGGTTTTATGATTATTGCGATTTTAAAAAATGAAAAGCAAAATAAAATAATAGCAATTAATTTAAAGATTATCATAATAATAATCTTCTTTTCATAAATATCTTTATTATAATCAAAAAGAACAAAAAAATTGTGATTAAATGAAATAAAAAAAAACAAAACTGTTCCCAATAAATAGGCTTTATTCTCTAAAATTGTTTTTCTTGTTTTTGAAGCCTCGTATTCAAATTTAAAAAGTTCAAGATACAAGGATAAATCTTTAAAATTCTGCTTATCTTTTTTTTCTTTTTTTTTCTTATTATTATTTTTTTTCAATGCATTTCATCTCCTATTAATTACTATTAATATATTTATTAGATACTATTTTTAATATTTTTTATTTGAAAAAATTCTCTAAAAAAATTAATTATTTTATATCTTATATATAACCATTTAAGCTTTTTACTCTCTATAGAATCAGGTAAAACGTCAATAGCAGCTTTGTAATAATTAACTTGTTCTTTCAAAAAGCATGATGTATGACCTAAAATAATAAAAAATTCTTGTTCTTCTTCAGGAGACCATTTATAAAAAGGTAAATTTTCTAGGATAAAATTATGTAATATCAACTTATAACTTCCAAAATTTCTATTAAAATAATAATCACACATACTTTTAAACGTATCCAAAATATATTCTTTAGATAGTTGCCCTTGAAAAACGGAGTAATCTCCACCAACAATTACATTATTATTTCCAATTTCATTTTTATAGAAATTTTTTAGCATTCTATGTCCTCCTGTATAATTTTTATTTTTTCATTAAAGAATTATAAATTTTTTTTATACTTTCAGCATCTTCTTTATCAAGCAGTGATAAATCTAATATATCTTCATCAACTTCTTCGTGAATTATATTATTAAACTTAGAGTTTATAATATTTCCTCCAACCATAATATTATTATCACCAAGTGTATTATTAGTAAAATTACTAGTATTAGTATTTTTTACAATATCATCTTCAGGAAGTAAATATCCAACAATCCAATAAAATTTTTTATAATGAACTCTTAATGCTTTTGCTAATTGAATTAAGTATGTTGGATTTATCCTTCTAGCTTTTCCATACATTATTTCATTTAAAGTTTTTACATTAACTCCACTTTTTTTAGCTAACTGGTTAAAACCTAAATTTCTTTTTTGTCTTAACTCATCAATATAAAGTCCTAATTCTTTTATTTTATCTTCCATATTAACCCCCTTTCTATAAGGAGATTTTACACTTTTTATTTACAAATGTAAATAATGGTAATAAAAAACTATTGACAAAAGTAAATGGATAGCTTATATTTATATTAGTAAATGTATATAATTATAAATTAAAATAGGAGGACAAATGAAAGATTTAGACATTGAAAAATTTATAAAAATCAAGTGTATTGAACAAGATATAGGAATTACTACTCTTGCAGATAAACTTGATATGTCACATCAATTAATGTGGCATCATATTAAAAAAAAGAATGACTATGTTTTAAACAAAATTGAGAGGATATTAAAAATTCCTGAAAATACATTAAAAAATCTTAGAATAGAGAAGGAGTAAAATTGGAAATTCTTAGTTATGTTATTTTTATATTTTTATTTTCATTCATTTTTAATTTTTGTATATTTTTTATCTTATTATTTTTTTTAATAAAATTTTTTATTGAGTAAATTAGGAGGAACAATGTTAAAGATTATCATTTTATGTACTTTAGCTGCTTCAATTTTTAATGGACTTTTTTATTTTTTAGTTTCATTTTTTCTTTTAAAAAGAATTAAAAACCTTATAAAAAAAAGTGTAGTAACTTTTGAAAAATTACAACACTTAAAAAAAGAGGACTAACTTTACTTATCATCCTTATCAATAATTTGAGTAAGGCATATTCCAATTAAAGCAAGGATAGCTTCTTGTCTATCTAAGAGCCATATCCCTGCTTTTCCAAAATGTTCTCTTATTAAAATAGAAAGTTGAATAATTTCTTCTCTTTTAAATATTAACAAAAGATAAAAAAAGATTGAAATAAGAACTACTATATCATTTTTAGATAGCATTTTATTATAATTTTTAGCATCTTTCTCAATAGAATTAAACTCATCAATGGAGGAAAAATTTTCAATATCTTCTTCTGTTAAACTTTTCTCAATATCTTCTGAAATTGAATTTAATAATTCTATTGCTTCATTTTCTTTCTTATCTTTATTAGACTCAGAAGTTATAAAAGAAGATTGAGAAAATATTTTAAAATAATTTTTATTAATAATATTTAATTTGGCAAAAGTATTCTGTAATTCTGATATAAATTTAAAATCATAAACTGAAGCAAATTGATTATGAAAATTTGTTATTTCTAAAAGAGCTTTTTGAAGAGCAGTAACATCTATCTTTGGAATATTTGATTTTATTTTTTCTAAAATATCATAATCTATATTTTGAATTTGCTTTATTCTTTTTAAAGTTCCAACATCAATAAAAGATATTTGAGAATTAATAGAAGAAATAAATTTAAGTTGAGAATTTGATAAGTTTTTAAGGTTCTCTAATTTTATCAAATCTTCTTTTGAAAATTTATAAGACATGAAAATCAACTCCTTAAATAAAAAATAAGCAACAAGAAAATTAAATCTTGTTGCTATAAAGTAATAATTAATAAATATCTTTTAATTCTTTTATTTTTAAATCTTCCAATTTTATATTTCCAGCTATATATGAATCAATAGCGGATAATTGTTCTTTTGAAAAATTATTATTCAATGAAAAGAAATTAGCAACTTTCACATTATCATCTGTATATTGAATGAATAAAATACCTAAAACTTGATAATTTTCATTCAAAATATAATACTGAGATTCTTTTGTTTCATTATTGATTTCAGCTGGTTCACCAAGTTTTTCTTTAACTTGTGATAATGACATACCTTCTTTTATTGGAGATATATTAGAAATTAGATTTATTCCTAAATGTCCAACTATATTTTTATTTAAAGTTAAATCCATAGCTGGAATATTATTATAATGAAGAACTAATCTAAAATCTGAATTATCGCTTTTTGTAAATAAACACAAAGAGTTATAATTGTCTTCATTTCTTCTTTCAGATGTATCTGTTAAAGGAAATTTAAAGTTAATAAAATAATTTTGATAATTTGGATATTTTTTAGCTATATCTTCAGCTATTAATTTCATTTCATCAAAAGTTGGTATTTTCCCATTAATAAAATCTAAAGAAACATCTCCTTGAAGTTTAATATTTTTAATATTTTGTTCTACATCAAAGTTATAATCTAAAATTTTTGATTGTTCTGCTTCTGATGTAATACTGTTCGATGTGGAATTATTTTCATTTCCACAAGCAACTAATAAAAATAAAAATGTAAAAAGTATAAAAAATTTCTTCATAATAAACCCCCTCTAAAAATAATCTTTGAATAGCATGGCTCACAAACTGCTTCCCCAAGCATTCTAACTTGTGGGCTGTGCTATTGAAAGATTAAATTATTCTTGGGTTGTATTCTCATTATCTGGGATATACTCTATTAAATCTTGTGTATTACAACTAAGTAATTCACAAAACTTATTAAGATGTTCTGGATTAATTCTTGTTATTGTCCCATGATAATATTTCCCCATAACAGTTGGAGTGATTCCTACATATTGACTAACTGTTTTTTGGGAAAGTCTTTTTTCAGCCATTTTGATATGTATCTTAAATTTTATCATATAATATCCTCCTTATTTATATTGTTTTTTACTATTATAGCAGATATTTAAAAACATTTAAAGTATTTTAAATAATTTTAAAAGTTATTTTTTTACTTGACAAATGATTTTAAATGTCTTATTATAACAGTATAAATTATTAAATAATTTTTATAGTTAAATTATACTTTTAAAAATTATTGAAATGTAAAAGGAGATTTTATAGAAAATAACATAAGGAAGTGAAATGATTAAAAGTTTTTTACTTATTTGTTTCTTAATAACTATTTGTTTTTTAACTAATTTAATACTTTATTTGATTACTTGGTATCTGCTGGGTAAGAAAATTAAAAAGTTTTTAGATGAATGTAAAGATGATTTGAAGTTATGAAGAAAATAAAAAAAAGAGCCACCGACCAAAGTACTCTTTCTTTTTTCAAAGAAGTAATTAAAAATAATTACCTCCCTTATTGATAATAATTATAGCACAATTATTATCATATAACAAGATATTTCTATATTTCTCCAACAAAATAGGAGGAAAAATTTATGAGAGTATCAGAATTAGAAAAATTAATTCAAAAGTATGGAGAAACAACAAAATTTATTGAAATTAAGGAAGAACTAAAGAAATTAGGTTATCCTTGCAAAATTGCAGGTGAAAAAAATGTTTGAAAATTTTAGAACTATTTATATTATAACTAATGCTGATAAAACTATTCTTTCAGCTTTCACTTCTGAAGAAGAAGCAAAAAAAGAAATTGATTTTAAATATTCAATTCTTTCAGAAAAATTTTACATTCAGCCTTGCTGTTTGAACATTGATAAAAGTTTTACTGAAGAAATAAAAAAAAGATTTTAAGGAGATAAAAAAATGAAAGATTTATATTTTATAGATGAAACTACAAAAATAATATTTGCTTTGGTGGAATTACCTGGAAAAGTACAAATGGATTTTTTAGGAATTGAAAGAATACATTATATCAATAGAGATATTAGCAAAAATTGGTATGAAGAAACTAAAAATAAAATAATGAATTCTAAGCATCCAAAATTAATGGAAGCAATGAAAGAACTTGAAAGATTGTATAAAGGAATGAAATAAGAGCAGTTAATTTAACTGGAGAAAATAACAAGCCTGCTCGAACTTGTTGAATGTGGGTTCAAGTCCCACACTGCTCTCCAGCAAATAATGAAAGGATAATATTATGAAAAGTAGAGAATATATAGAAAATAGAATAAAACAATTAGAAGATTTAAGAAGTGAACTTTTAAAAGAATATCAAGAAAAATTAGATGCTGGTAATAATGATGAAGTTCTTTGGCAATATATAAGCAATAAAAATATTGAAATTTGGACTTTAAAAGATATTTTAAATGATTAATTGGAGGCTTAAATGTATATAAAAGATAGAAAAAAAATAGAAAAAGCATTGGCTAACTTAATAAAAGAAATGATAAACCAAGAAATGATTGATGAAAATAAAAAAGAAGTAGCTGATCAATTATTAGCTGCAAGAGAATATGAAATAAGACAAATTTGTGAGAATATAGCTGATCAATATGCTTCCATTAAAAAACCACTTTAAAAAGGAGTGGATAAAATGCAAGAAAAGACATTTAAACAATTATTAATGTCTAGCAACTACTATACCTTGAATAAACAAGTAGTTAAAACTTTAGGGATAGAACCTGCTTTCTTATTAACTATTCTTATAGAAGCTTCAGATGGTTTAGCTGATGAGGAAGGTTGGTTCTATCAAACTATTGAAAAAATTGGAGAACTTACAGGAATTGGTAGACACAAGCAAGACAAAATAATTAAAGATTTAATCGAATCTAAGATCCTGGAACAAAAAAATAAAGGTGTTCCTTGTAAAAGATATTTTAAAATCAACTATGAAATGATAGAAAATCTAGTTTTCCAAAAACAGCAAACTTGTTTGTCTCAAAACGACAAACTGGATTGTAAAAAAGAGACAAACTTGTTTGTAAAAAATAGTCAAACTTGTTTGTCTCAAAACGGCAACAAAAAAGAACATAATATAAATAACATAAATAAAGAATTAAATCATAAAGAAGAAAAAGCTCCTGATGATTTAAAAAAAATAAAAGAATGGTTTAAGAAAAATGAAATTGATTTTTCTAAGAAGCATGAAGATAAAATAATTGAGTTATTAAAAAATAATTCAATAGACTATCTCTTAAATCTCTTCCAGGAGCAAATAAATATCCTAAAAAATAAAAAGGATGTTAAGAACATTGCAGCAGTCTTTTCAGCTCACTTGTTTAAAGGGACTTGTGAAGTAAATTTACAAGCTATCGAACAAAAAGAGCTTGAACAAGAAAAAATTAAAAATGAACAAAGAAAGGAGTATAAAGGAAATGATAAAGCTATGGAAGTTTTTAAAAGTTTACCTACAGAGCAGCAGTTGAAAATTGAAGATGAAATTATAGAAGAATTTAAAAATCCTGCTCTCAGAGAAATTAAAAAAAATACAGAAGTAGTCTATTATTTAATGATTTCTCAAAAAATAAAACAAAAAATAACTGAATTAGGATTACTAAGTGCCTAAAAGGAGAATAAATGGGAGAAACTGTAAAAATAAATATGCCATTTGATAAATGGTGTAAATTACAAAAAGATTTTGAAAGAGTAAATTCTAAGCTTCCAGAGAATGAAAAATTAGATTTTGAAAAATATAAATACTGTGTAGATTGGGGTAGATTATCTTTTGACTTACATGGTATAGAAATGGGAGCATTTAAAAGATTGAAAGAACCTGAATTTTATAACAAGAAAGGAGAAAATTATTAAATGAAATTACATGGAAAATTTTACAGCATTACAACAGGAGGAGTTTATAAAGCTTTGAATGTTGATTTCAAGGAAAGAAAAATAAAAGGAACAAACCAAAAAACTGGTGAACAAGAATTTAATTTTTCAGATGTTATTTGGCTAGAAAGTACAGGTATCAAAATTGATAAAAACTACATTTACACAGATGATTATGTGTTAGCTGTTAAGGATCATAAAGTTATAGCTTGTGGAGTTGTAAAGAAGAGAGCAGATGGAAGTTATGCAATAGTTAATAAAAATCAAGGTATAGTAAATCCACTTTTACAGCTTCAGTTCGATGGAGCAAAATTAATAAATTTACAAAATCATAAAATTTATTTTGCTAAAAAAAATCAAAAATAGGAGGATATTATGGGAATTATTCTTGTTAAAAATAATAAAGGTGGAGTAGGTAAAACTTATATAACTTTACAATTAGCTGCTTATAAAGCTTTTATAAAAAATAAAAAAACTTTGATCCTTACCAGCGATTCCCAAAATGATATTTTAAAATTTGCAGGTATTAAAGTTGATGATACTAGCAAAGCTGGACTTGAAGATTTCATTGAAGGTAAAAGTTATAAAATTAAGAAATTAAGAGATAATCTTTACTTCTTACATTTACAAGGATATAAGATTAAGAATTCTTTTAATGAGTCTTTTAAGAAAGCTATAAATATTTTGAAAGAGGAATTTGACTATATTGTTATTGATGGTTCTCCAGTAATGGGATTAGATAATTTATTTATAGAAATTGCAGAACATATAGTCATTCCAACTTTCTTAGATAGTATTACAACTCATTCTGTTTTAAGTATGTTAAAAAAAGTAGATTTAAATAAAGTAAAAGCCATTGTTCCAAACAGAATTGGAAGAACAAAGTTAGAAAAAGAATACTATGACTTTTTAAATAAAAAATTAAGTATCCAAGGAATTCATTTAAGTTTTCCTATTCCACAACTTAGCCTAATTTCTAAATTAATAGATAATGAAACATTATTATGGGAGAGTAAAGCTCAAAAACTAGATTATATAAAAGGCATTTTTATAAGTATTTGGAAGGAGATAGACAATGAATAAAAATTTAGAAAATGATTTTAATGAAGTTATAGCTTCTAAATCCGAAATAAAAGAGTTTAACTTCGCTAGTTACGAATTAAATGATGTTGAAATAGCCACTATATCAGAACAAGAAAAGATATTTATGAATACATATAAAAAATATAAAAATAATTTATTTGAAATGTGTTCTTCTCTAGCTGTAATAGAAAAAACTTTAAAACCTACCAACTCATTTATGGCTTGGTATGAATCTAAAGGACTTACAAAAGATGCTGTTTCAGTTTATTTAAAAAGATGGAATTTGTATTTAGAGTTTCAAAACTATAAAGATAAAATTTTTGCTTATTCAGATCAAGCTATAAAGATTTTAACAAATAAAGAACTCCAATATGAAGAAGTACTAGGTATTTTAGAAAACGATGTTTACAAAGTTAAAGAAATTAGAAAGCAGCTTCTCCCAGCTATAGAAAAAAATAAAATGGAATTTCTTCCAGCTGGTCAAAAATATTTTAATTTTAATAAAATTAAAAAAATGGAAAAAAGAGTTAAAAAATTAAAAGATGAAGAAAAAGAAGAATATAAAAGAGAACTTACAGAATATGTAAAAAAATTACAACAACTAATGGAGGACCTATGAGTAATGAGAATCAAAATAATTTAATCAAAAAAGAAGATTTAATAAAAAAAGCTAAAGAAACTATAGATTATAATAACTCTCTTGTGGATGATGATGCAGCAGTTGCTATGCTTGGAATTTCAAGGATTGTTAATTTAAAGAATGAAATAGAAGAACTTAAAGTTTTCATAAAGGTTTTAAATAGATTAGCTTAAAAAAAAGACTTTATTATTTTGCACTGCAAATGACTTGCTCGTGTTAATAAAGCCCTGGACAGTTTTATTTTACAGTAAGTTGTTTGTGGTGTCAATACTATTAGGAGGACATCATGTTAGAAATAAGAAAAATATGGGGAGATACATATCTAGTAAATGGAGAACATTTAACACAAGATTTTAATGAAGCTGTTGTAATAGCTTATGAAAATAAAGAAAAAATAAAAAATTTTGAAGTGGAATATGCGGAAACTACTTTTTGGAAAAAAATTAAAAATAAACTTAACTTTCCGTTTCTTTTATTGGAAAGCTGGATGTGATCTTATGGATATACTTAAATTAGCTTTAGCTGTTCTTATGGCTGAGAAAGGTGTTGTTAAAAATGAGAAAAGCGAAGAAAACAGAGAAGAGAGAAATCAAGATAAATGAAAAAAAACCGATAAAGGTTACTAAAAAACCAACTGATGAAAAATTAGAATCAGCATTACTTGCAACAATTATTCTTAATATCTCTAGAACTTGTACAAATCATAAAAGTGTATGGGATAAAGAATTAAAAGAAAATGATGGTATTATCCCATTCCTAAAATATATGGAAATATGTAAGGTTCGTGCTTCTGCAGATAAGATATATGAAAAATACTTTGAACCTAAAAATGACGATATAGAAGATGATGTAAGAGGTAATTTCTTTTATACAGAAGTTATGGGAAAACAAGCAATGAAATGTCTTTCAGGTATAAATGAAACTCCAATTTTAACACCTGATGATGTTTCTCAAAAGCTTCCAGTAGGCTTTATGGGAACTCTGTGTTCATGGGCAAGAATGGTTAAAGATTTAGATACTGCAAAAATGAAAGGTGCTGCTAGAAGATTAGGAATAAGTGAAAAAGAATTAAATAAAATCTTTAACTTTTCAGATAAATATATGGCATGGGTATATGAAGAAATATCATTTAAATAATTTTTAAGGAGAAACAATGAAAATAAAAGTTAATCAATTTTATGAAAATGTTGATTGTCCTCGTGAATTTATCTGTGCACATTGTGGAGTTCATGTATATGTAAATGATGTGAAAGATAAAAGAGTGAAATATTGCTCAGCAGTATGTGAAAAACAATACTGGAGAGAAAAATCTAAACAAAATGCAGCATACAAAAAAAGAAGTCGTGAAAAGGTACTTGGCATTAGAAATTACAGTGCTAAAGATATGGCGATCAAACTATATAAAGAAAAGAAAGAAGCTGAAGAATTTGAGTGGAAAGAAAGAGGTAAAAATGAGTAATGGCTAAAAAGAAATCTAAGACATATGAAATGTATGATGAAATTTCAAGCTATATAAAAAGTCAGTGTAACGACAACTTCACTTTAAAAACTTCTTTAAAAGAAATTTTAGATAAAGTTCTAGAAACAGAAAAAAAGTTTTTTAAAAAGAAGAGATACGATGTTACACATGAAAATATAATAGAAATCATTTGTTATGAAATGGTTTTGAAAGCTAATAAAACAAGACTAAGTTCTTTAAATTATTGGGATTTAATAGAAATAATAAAAAAATGGTTTTTTAAAGCCAAAATAGAGTTAGTTTCAACAGCTGATGCATGGCATACAGATTATATGTCTCATATCAAAGAAGTTTATTTAAAAGCTATCCCTGGATTAAAAGAATTTGATAATCTTATAAAAACTTATACAGAACTTTCAAAAATGATGAATTCTGGAATAGATGTTAGTAAATTTCTAGAAGATACAAAAAATCAACTATCTTCATATCCAAAAGATTTTTGCTTAAAATCACCATATTTATGTAACTTATTGACAGAAATTATTATTGAAGCAGAAGAAAAAAAGGAGAAAAATGAAAAAAATAGAATTAGTAAATAATCAATTAAATGTTAACTTAAAACCAAATGATAAGATATTGCTTCAAACAAAATCAGGAATAGCTAAATTTGAATATATATCAAGAAAAAATGATGAACATCTTATAAAAAGAATAGAAGTAGAAAGAAAATACATCCTATACTTCACAGTTTCAAAGTTTTGGTTTGTAAAAAATGGAACTGTAACTTATTTACTAGGAGATGATTAAATTGCAAAAAATAGTTGAAATTTATAGAGAATGTGGAAATTTTTATGAAGCTGTTCAAAAAAGTGGTTTACCTATTTTAGTTGCTCACAAAATTTTACTTACATCAGGATTATTAAAAATACAAGACAAAATTAAATATGGTGGTAGATCTACAAGACTTGGTGGAGAAGCTGAAGAGTATTTTCAAAAACTTGTACCTAAAGCAATTGATGCTAATAAATATTGGCAAAAGAATAATCCAGTTTTTGATTTCTGTTTAGATGGACTCTATATTGATGTAAAATATTCATCTATAAGAATGAGAAGTGGTAAAAAGTCTTGGGGTTTTGATTGTAAAAATGGTGCTGATTTAATTGTTGGTTTTTTAGAAAGTGAACCTGGAGCAGGTTTAAAAAATCCTTATATTGTTATTTTTCATAATCAGTTTGTTCCTTTAAAAGGAAATTTAACTATAACAGAAGAAACACCTAGATTTAATGATTTTCAGGTAAAAAAAGAAGAAGTAAAAAATATAGTAGAAGAATATGCTGAGTTAAAAAAGATATTGGAGGAACAAAAATGAACGATAATTTAAATCTTTTTAGTGGATCTGTTTCAAGTAAAAATATTATTGTAGAAGCTTCTGTTGATAATATAGTAAAAAAAATACAAAGTTTAGTTCATAAACAAAACTATGACGAAATATTTTTTGATTGGGTAAGATGTATGTTTTACACTTATTCAAATACTTGTAATAAAATTGGTGCAGAAGATAGGGAAGAAAAATATAAGAATATAGTTAAAAAGTATGGTAAAGGAATAATTGATATATTTATTGACTGTAATGTGGACCTGATTCAACTTTTTGAAAAAAATATTGATGATTATTTAGGAAAAATTCATCATAAGTTAGAAGTTCATAATAAAATGAAAGGACAATTTTTTACACCTTTTCATTTATCAAAATTATTAGCATATACAAGATTTGAAGAATTAAAAAAAGAATTAGATAGTGGAAAAAGCATTAAAATAACAGATTCAGCCTGTGGATCTGGTTGCTTAATATTAGGAATGTTAGCTGTTTTAAAAGAAAAAGGTGTTAATTATCAAAATAAAATTTTTATAAGCTGCAGTGATTTGGATGAGAATGCCATTCAGATGGCTTATGTCCAATTAACTCTTGCTGGTGCTAAAGCTAGATGTAAAAATGAAGATGCTTTAACAGGCAAGTGTTTTGGAAGTTGGGATACTTTTAGTTACAGTATTAGTGGTGATACAAGTTTAGAATTTGAGGTTGATTATGGAAGATATAAAGAATAACATTATTAATCAAATTACTTTTGAAATAAATAGAAGCAATGATTTCAGTGTAGAAGATATTGAAAGAATAAAAAATATTATAATCATACAACTAAAAGATTATGATATTGTTTCAAAAAAATATGAGATAGTTGTTTCAGATAGAACTAATGCAGAACTTTGGAAAAAATTTTTTTTAACAAAGAAAGCAGAAAATCTAAGTGACAAAAGTTTATTATATTATAAAAATTCTCTTGAATTATTTTCTCTCTTTGTAAAAAAATCTTTTTTACAGGTTACTACAGATGATATTAGATTATATTTAGCTGTAGAAAGAGAAAAGAACCAGCAGAAAGCTGTTTCAATAGATAACATTAGAAGAATTTTAAATTCATTCTTTTCATTTTTAAATGAAGAAGAATATATTTCTAATAACCCTGTTAAAAAAATTAAAAAAGTTAAAGGTCAAAAAACTGAAAAAACTGCTTTTACACAATTAGAGTTAGAAAAACTTAGAATGGCTTGTGAAAACTCCTTAGAAAAAGCAATAATGGAAGTTCTTATATCTAGTGCTATACGTGCAACAGAATTGGCCAATATAAAAATAAGAGACATTGATTTTGAAAAAAATGAAATAAAAATTATTAGAAAAGGTAATAAAGAAGGAGTTGCTTTCATGAGTACTATTGCAGCTCTTGCAATTAAAAAATATATAAATGAAAGAGGAAATTATAACACTCCTTATTTGTGGATTGCTGATGGACTTATGTATAAATGTTATAAAAACCAAATTCCAGGTAGCAAGATTGAGACTGAAGGATTAAGAAGAGTATTAAAATCAATTGCAACTAGAGCAAAAGTTGAAAATGTTCATCCTCATAGATTCAGAAGAACATTTGCAACAATGGCACTAAAGAAAGGAATGGACGTTGAAGAAATTCAACAAGTTTTAGGACATCAGAACATAAATACAACTATGATATATGTTAATGTTGATAAATCTAGTGTAAAAGAAAAATATAAAAATATAGTTGGTGGTTAAAATGGAATCAATATCTTTAAAAAATGATACTTTTTTAAGAGATTACATAAAAAATAATCTCATGAAAAAACATAAAACATTAGGTCAGAGATTACAAATAGATGCTTCAGATATTAAAGAGTTACAAAAAGAATTGTTTTGTGAATTATTTGATAATTATGGAATTTATGAAATAGATAAGGTAGCTAATGAAATGGGTTATCCATACGATAGCATATTTATAAAAAAAATGCTTGAATGTGAAGCTGATAAAATTATTGAAGAAAGAAGAGATAAGGAGTTTGAACAACAATATATAATAGAACATTTGAAAGAAAAATCTTCTGTCTTAGCTAAAAAATTATTTCTTTCAATAGAAGAGGTAAGGAATGTTAAAAAGAATTTTTTAGAAAATTTAATTTTAACATATCCTTTATTACATTACTCTAAATTAGCTGAGAAAGTAAATTGTACTCATTCAAAATTTAGTAGAATATGTAGAGAATGTAGAATAAATTTAATTGGTGATATAAAAATAGCAAGAGATAATTCTGTAAATTTAATTGAATTAAGATTGAAAATACAAGAAGGTTTTACTTTTGATAGATTAAAAAAATATTTTGGTTTAGGAAATGATAGACTTAAAAGAATTTTAGAACAAAATAAATTAGAACTTTTAAATAAAAGAAAAGTACTTAGTGAAGAAGATAAAGAAAACATAGTTATAGATTATAACAATGGTATTTCTATTGCCAAAATAATGGAAAAGTATCACACAAGTGAAAGTAGAATAAAAAAAATTTTAACTGCCAGATGTATTTTTGATAAAAAAAAATATGAATTAAACGATGCTGAAATAGAATTTTTAAAAGAGAATGCTCCTAATATGACATTGAAAGAACTATCAATGAAACTAGGGAGAAAAGGAAGTACATTAAGAACAATCCTGGGAATTTTAAAAATAAAGTATAAAGCAAGAAACTGTAAAGGTGAACTTTGGGAATGGAAAGGTTTTAATTGATAAGGAGAACTAAAAAATGAAAAATACATTAAATGATTTAAATAATTACTTATTTGCACAAATTGAAAGATTAGATGAAGAAGATATTAGTGAAGAAAAGTTACATACTGAAATTCTTAGAGCAAAAGCTATAGTTGGAGTTGCTACTGCGATTATAAATAATGCAGATGTTGCAATCCAAGCTATTAAAATGAAAGAAAGTGGAATCACTGAAAATATGAAACTACCTAAAATGTTAGAGGTATAAAATGAGAAGAAAATTTAAAACAATAGAGTTTGAATTCTTAAGAAGCTTCAAAGGTACTAAAAATAAAAATGAATTATTAGAATTATTTAATAATAATTTTGAAAAAATAACTTTAAATCAGTTAGAGCCTTTGCTTCGTAGATACAAAATACCTTTTAAAAAATTACCTTCTTATACCTTTAAGAAAGGATTTACACCTTGGAATAAGGGTAAGAAAACAGGAGTAAGACCTCCTAATCTTTTCAAAAAAGGAAATGTTACATGGAATACTAGAGAACTTTATTCTGAAAGAATAGATAGAGATGGTTATACATATATAAAGCTTGTCAATAAAAAAAGATGGAAATTAAAACATAGATGGATTTGGGAACAAGAATATGGAGAAATTCCAATAGATCATGTAATAATTTTTGCTGATGGGAATAAAGAAAATTTTGATATAAAAAATTTGCTTCTGGTTTCTAGGAAAGAATTAGCTGTTTTAAATAAAAATAAGCTTATTAAAAATGATGCTGAACTAACAAATATAGGAGTAACTATAGCTAAAGTTAAAATTGCTATTGCAAAAAAAATAAATAAGAAGCAGGTGAAAAAAAATGATTAAATATAAAGGAACAATGGAAGTTATTCAAGATAATTCAAAAAGAACAGTGAAGTTTGAAATAAATACAGAATATTTAATGACAGAAAATGAATTAGAAGAGTTTGAAAGAGACTTCAAAAACAATTTTATGAGAACACATAATGGAAAAATAGAAATATTGAATTTTTTTATAGGAGTTGATTAAATATGAATAGAGACATAAAATTTAGAGCTTGGGTAAAAGATAGAAAAGCAATATTTGAAGTTATTTTAATTGATTATGTAAGTAAAAAGGTAACTTATATAGTTGAAAGAATTGGACATTTGTTAAATATAAGACATGATAAATTTAACGATGTCGAACTTATGCAATACATAGGATTAAAAGATAAAAATAATAAAGAAATATATGAGGGAGATATTCTTTTTGAGAGTTTTGGAGAAAGATATTATAAAGTTATTTTTGAAAATGGAAGTTTTAGAGCAGAATTTAAGGGGGATTTTGAAGAGCATTCTTTTGATTTAATTGATGTTGCTGCACAAGGTTGTGAAATAGTTGGAAATATTTATGAAAACCCTGAACTATTGAAGGTGATAGAATAAATGGAAAAATATACAAAAATAGATTTGGATGAAGCTATATTACACTGTCAAAGCAAAATAAAAGAACTTGAATGTGGAAAATGTAAAGAAGAACATAGGAAATTATTAGAAATGCTTATAGATTTAAAAAAGTACAAGGAAGTGAGATAATGAAAATAAAAAAACCTGAAAATTTTAAAGATATATTAAAATTACAAGAACATTTAGATAGTAAGATTAATAGTGTTAGAGATAGAACTTTTGAAGATATTCAAATGTCATTAATTGCTGAATGTGTTGAGTTTAATGAGGAGACTATACTTTCTCATAAAACTTGGAAAGTTAAGCCTTACAATAAAGAAAAAGAATTAGAAGAACTAACTGATATTTATTTTTTCTTTGCTCAATTATTAAATTACCTTGATGATGAAAAAAATAAAGAATTAAAATATGTTATTTGTTATTCTTTTGATGAACAATATATCAGTACAGATGAACCACACCTTTTAAAATTTATTCATTATGTTTATACTGAAAAACTCGCAATAGCTATGGATGAATTGAATGCTATTACACATCAACATAATTATACAACACAAAATATCTTAGATTGTTATTGGGAAAAATGGCAAAAAAATATGAAAAGAATAGGGAACGAATGGAATTAGGTGATAAAAATGACAACACAAGAAATGAGAACATCATTAGAAAAAGAATTAGAGAAGCTTCCTTTTTTTATATCAACAAAAGATACAGCTGATTTTTTAGGAATTAGTAAGAGTAGTGTTTTAAAGAAAACTGAAACTGGAGAATTAAAATCTATAAGAAGTGGAAGATTAGTTAAAATACCAAAGGAATGCCTAATTGAATATGTATTAAATGCAATGTAAGAAAATAGCATATTGACATTTTTTAATAGTTGACCGATAATTCTTTATCGGTAGCTATTAAAAAAAGATGAAGGAGGAATCTTGTATACATCAAGCTACACTAGAAAAAGAGGTAAGTTTTACCATTTAGTTTTTGAATATATAAAAAATAAGAAAAAAACTGTAAAATCAAAGTCATCTAAAACTGATAATGAAGAATTAGCTGAAGAAATGTTAAAAGTTTTTGAAGAAGAATGTAGAAAGTTTTTTGGAATATCTGAAGATAAAAAAGTTGGCAGCAGAAAAAGCGTCTTTACAAAAGTGGACCAGGATATAAACCTTTTTGATAAAGAAATTAGCTTCTGTAATTTCATTTTAGGATATGTAAAAATGAGATTTAAAACTATTGATGATGCTACATATTCATCTTATCTATCAAATACAAAAATATCTATATTACCTTACTTTTTTAAAGAAAATAAAAAATTAAAGGATATAAATACATTTGATATCCAGAAGTATTATTTTCATGAATTAAATGTAAGAGGAGTTTCTGCTAATACTGTTATTCATTATCATAATCTTTTAAGTTTAACATTTAAATATGCTCAAAAAATAGGAGTAATTAATATAAATCCTATGTTGAATGTTGAAAAACCTAAAAAGGTTAGGTATATTGCAAAAGTTTATAATCATGAACAAATAAAAGAAATGCTTGAAATCTTAAAAAGAGAAGATAAAGCACTGTATTTAGGAGTGGTTATAACTAGCTTCTTTGGTTTAAGAAGAAGTGAATTACTAGGTTTAAAGTGGTCAGCTATAAACTTTGCAGATAATACAATGAGTATTATTCATACAGTTACAGAGACTAACTTAAATGGTAAAAATGTTTTAATAAAAAAAGATAAGACAAAAAGTACAGCTGGTTTAAGAAGTTTTGTTTTACCTGGATCTATAAAAGAGATGCTTCTGGAGTTAAAAGAAGAGCAAAAAAGAAATAAAGAAAGACTAGGTAAAGGTTATTATAAAAAAGATGAAGAATATGTTTATGTTAATGAAGGCGGAGAGTTACACAAACCTAAGTTCTTGACTAATGGTTTTAGGAAGTTCTTAGCAAAACATAATTTAACACATATTAGGTTTCATGATTTAAGACATAGCTGTGCAACAATATTATGTGAAAGTAATGTAAATGTGAAAGACATTCAAATGTTCTTAGGACACAGCAGTGCTAAAACTACAATGGATATATATGTACATCAGATGAATAAGAGTAATTTATCAACAGTATCTATAATTAATGAAAAAATAGGTATCTGATAAACTTACTAAGTCAATCAAAATAAAAAAAGTTACCATTAAAACTAATGGTAACCCAGATATTTATGTATTTTGTTTGACTTTTGACCCTGTCAAAATATTTTTTTGAGTACCGCTAATACTCAATAAATCAATGTTATATGGCGGTGAGAGAGGGATTTGAACCCTCGGTACCGAAACGGTACTCTGACTTAGCAGGTCAGTGCATTAGG